AGACGGTCACAGAGGATTTTGCGTTGTTCCTCGCTCAACGGCTTCTGGACGCGCTTCGCTTGCTGCAAGGCCGTATTCGATGGTCCCTGTCCTTCAAACGCCTGATCCCAATTCTGTTGCGGAATCGCACCATAACTCATCTTGCCTGGAATCTGCGCGTTCGCCCGCATCCGATCTTGTGCCCCCATAGGTCTGAGGCGTTCAAAGTTGGACAAGTCCGGATCATCGCTATCGGGTTCCAGAACTTGTTGAGCGTTCTTCCACTTGAGAATGTCGGACTTATTTCCCCGCTCCCATCTCATGTGTCTTCCGACCGACCCAGCCGGATTCTTTCGCATTTCTTCCTGCGATAACATCCCGGACGTAATCTTCTCCTCCAACTCTGTCGCATACGCCCGCAACCGATCCTTCATCGCGCCCGTCACCTCTGCCGGTGTTTGTGATTGCAAGGTTTGCTTGAGCCGACCCAATCGCCGCTGCACATCGCCACGATCTTGCGGAGTCTTTAGTTGCGGCAACATATCGGTCATCGACTCAATTTCGCCCTTGTATTCCTCCCGCTGATGATAGCGCAGGAGCGGTTTCGCTAAGTCAACTTCTGTCGTTCCCATGATCTCTCCTTTGAGGTTAGACGTTTGTGCGTGCAGGACAGCCCATGACAATCGAGAAAGGCGCCACGTCCTGAGTGACTACGGCTCCAGCCCCTACCATCGAGCCTCGCCCAATGCGAACGCCTGGCAGAATCACACAGCCCGCACCGAGCGAGCAATCATCTTCGAGGATCGGCGGTTCTGGCTTGTAGAGCTTGCCCGCCTTCGGATACTTATCGTCGGTCAAGGTGCAGTTCGGGCCAATGAAACAGCCCCGACCAATCACCGTATGGTTCGGAATGAACGCGCCGTGTTGGATGCGGGTATAGGCTCCAATGTTGGTCCCACGACCAACCCAGGCGTGACTGCCGACGACGACCCCTTCGCCCAAGACGGCTTCTTCACAGATTGTCGCGTACTGCCAAACCGTACAGTTCTCCCCGACCATCACCGAGCAGGCAATCGTGGACGGTTCATGCACGATAGGGTCGGTAAACTCGCTCATTCAATCGGCTCCCCATTCATCGTTGGTGAGACCGCCGCAAGGGTGCGTGGTAACGGTTTCCATTTCAACGCAGGCCGCTCGTCCCCTGTGGGCAGCGTATTCGGGTCGAAGGCGGGCTTGGCTTCCGGCAGCACTACCACCATGTCTCCGAACTTGAGCGCGGGGACATGCTTGCCTTCATGGCGGCGCGTCGTCACGCCCACAATGAAGTAATGATCGAAAATGATATCTTGATCGACGTAGACGGTTTCGCCTAAGTCTTGCAGTTCCTTGCAGAAGAACATATCTTCCTGGAGCCGTCCGGGATCGAGTTGCCCGCACTTAAACCAGGGATACCCAATCTTGTCCATAATCTGTTTCTGCACCAGCATCCCTGATTGGCCAATAAAGTCCCCCTTCGGAAGGGGCAGCAGACCCTTGCCTGACAGTTCATTCCAATCATAGAGCAGCATATTCTCATGCCACACGAGGTCAGGATCGACCGGCCCGTGCATCACGCACGGCATCCACGGCGGCACTTTGCACGGCGAAATCGGCACCACCACATTGACGCGATGGGCCAACAGTTTCAGGAGGGTGTCTGGCGCAAACGCATGATCGTCTCCGACGAACCACGCCCACGACCCCGTCAGTCGTTGCATGCCCTTATTGAAGTTCTGCGTGACATCGCAACTGCGTTCGAGGATCATCTTCGTCCCTGCGGGTACATGCAGCCCTTCAGTGGACATGGTGAATTCGTAGTAGCGGGGCTGAATCGCCGCCGCCACGATGATCGTGCCTGGTTCGTAGCCCGTGTTGGGAATGTGAATCATGTGTCCCTCGGTAAAGGTGCGGGGTGATGCGCTCACCCCGCGAAGCGTTTAGGCACTGGTTCTGAGGACGCCGCCGGTCGCTCCCGCCATATAGGATTCCGCCAAGGACACGTCGCCAGTCGCCGTGGCGACGATGGCATCGATGCCTTCTGCGAAATAGCACCGATAGACTTGGGTGGACCCATCAGCGGTCGCCCCTGTCGTATCAATGCCCGCCGTAATCACGGTGGTGGTCAAGGTGGGATGCAGGAAGTCGCAATCGCGCACGATGGTCCCGTTCGAGAGGAGGGTGGTTTGAATCGCTTTGGCCCACGCCGCAATGCCCGTCAACTCAAACGTGGAACTTTCGATCTTCAGTCCGGCAGTCGTCTGTGCCGCTCGCACACCTGGCCCGACTGCGCCATCGGCGTTGAAATAACAGTTCCGAATCGTCGTCCCGATGTTCCCCGTCGCGCCCGTGCCTACGGGCAAGGTGACGCCCATCGTCGCCGTATTGGCGGTCGAGCCCAGCGCAAAGGTGCAATTATGGACAAACGTCCGAAGGGCCGCTGTGGAAATGCTCACGCCTGACCCTGCGGTAATGGGGATCAGATGCAACCAGGAAATCTCCACATCCACTGCGGTCACGGTAAAGATCATCCCTGCGGTCTCGGTCGTGGTAATCGACGTGCGATTCTTCACGCTGCCGCCGGAGGTGCGCAAGCCGTCTCGCACGCCCTGGCCCGGAATACCCGTGATGGTGATTCCTGCAATATCAGCGGTAACCGTGGCACTCCCGGAATGGGCTCCGGGCAGCATCACGATCACATCATTGACGTTCGCGGTGCATTGGCCCACGGCATAATCGACGGTGCGAAACGCCCGTTCAGGTGACAGGCCATCATTGTCATCGCTGGCGCTATACGACCGCCCTTCGAGTGTATAGGTCGCGCTCGGTGCCACCCAAAACACGCGGCCCGTCGTGACGGGAATCTGGCCCCAGATGGTGCCATATTTTGTGATGTACCCCATAATGTATGCTCCTTATTCCACGATTCGCTGTGCTCAATCGAGCGTCCCGGTGTTGCGTAGACTCGACAGGGACTTCAGCTTATGGTCTATTACAATCCTGCACAATTCGCTTTCCCATCAACACGCTTGATGCCTGCCTTCGCCTTCGCAAAGGCATTCGAGGCTTTGCCAGGCAGAGCCGTCGAGCAAAACCCCTGCTTCTGCGGCATCGGGGCCGTTGCGCCTGACGGATTCGAGGGCCGTGCGCCCTTCGCACTAATCTTCGATTGACTGAACTTGGTGTAGTAACGATTCGGCATTACGTCCTCCGTTTGGCTTCTGACATCGCAATCGCTACAGCCTGCTTGCGATTCGTGACGACGCGACCTGTCTTTGATCCCGAATGTAACGCACCCATCTTGAACTCGTGCATCACCTTCTCCATCTTGACCGCCTTCGACTTCTTCGGCTTGGCGAGGGCAATGTGGCCGGCATAATTCATGATGGTTCACCCTCTTATGGTGCAGGTCCATTGAGACCCGCACCATAAATCATTTGTATTGTTAGGTAAATTTCATTAACTTACGTTACCGCCGAGGATGAATCTCCAATCCCACCAAGCACATGAAAATCTCATGTACGCTCTCCATTTTGCAATGAGCGTATCCAATTCTTCCGCCATCGCAAACTCCAGCGGAATGCGGTCATACCACGTTAGGTCCATCTTCTGGGCTGATCCGTCGAGCATGAACCAGTTGTTGGTATCGGTCAGATACTCCCAATCTGTCACCTCGTACTTGCCCTTGTGGACGTTCGCGTTGTTGTTGGCGGTATCGACCTTGCCTTCGCTCTCCGCGATCTCGTAGGCGATCTCGTATAGGTCTATGGGGATCAAGAGCTTGCTCGGCATGACCGAGAGGCGTTCAGCCACATCACCACGGAATCCCCGCATCTGAATGCGTGCGGCTGTGACAGCCACGGCACTGAGCGAGGAGGTGACGAGGTTGTCGAATCCGGCAGCGGTGGACGCGCCGGAGTTCGTGGTGTGCGAATCGCTACAGAGCGAGACGCCTTCACTGTTGTTGTAGAAGTAACTATCGACGGAGAAGGCGTTGTTGAAGAGGCGGGCGGCATGTTTCTGGCGAGTCCGCTGCGCGGATTGCGCCAGCGCCATAGGACGCTTTTCCCAGATGCCATGCCGGTCATCGTCGTAGAGTTCCCGCTCGATTTGGATTCCGTTGGCAAACGGCACATGCGTCGCGGTCGTGTCGTAGGCTTGTGCCTGGCTCTGATAGGTCACGGTGCCTGCAAACTGGCTGAAATCTCCCAACGATCCAATGCCGGAATTTTTCTCGAACGAATCGCTGGACGATTCCATGTTGTAGAAATCGGCGATCCGGTCTGGAAGTTGCTTGTACGTGTCGTAGAATATCTTCGACACCCGTTTGTCGATGAGGTCTCCGAAGTTCCCTGTTGAATGAGGTACTGGCATAGTCGTGCTCCTTTGTGTCGTTCAAAAATTACGTTGTGTAGTTCCATACGCAGTCTTGATAGGTCAGGTGGACGAACGAATCGCCTGTGCCACCGAGTTCCATATCAAGCACCGCCAAGGCACAGCCTGACGAATTGACGGCATCATTCCTGACCTTCAAGAGATCGGTGGTGGTCGTCACGAACCGCAATCCGATTCCCGGTCCGGCATAGATGAACGTATCGCCCACTGCATTCGCGGCAAACGGAACGATCACGGTGGCCACGGTCGCGGCAATCGACGTGATCTTTCTCGATTTGCCGACGTTCGCGCCAGAGGTGTACCAGATCGTCCCTTCGTCCACGGACGGCGAACTCATGTCTGGCGCCGAGGTGGAGGTCGCATTCAACCCGCTGGAGGTCGCGGTTGTGATCGCGTTCGCCGTGAGTGCTGTTCCGGTCGCCCCTGTCACCATCTGCGCCCGAATGATCGCATCGGGATTCACGATGACGCCGAACACCGCTTCATCGGCCCCTTGCGTAGTGCTGTAGAGGACGCTCGCGCCCTGGAGATTGCCGTTATCGAGCAAAATCCCGATGGTGTCGGTCACCGTGGTCGTGGTGCTCGTGGACATCTGTCCGCTCGCATTGCCGACGGACGCCGCCATGATGATGCCGGGCACGTAGCCGGTGGCACTCGCTTTGTACCGCTTGATGACTGGGGAATTGCCGCTGAAAGCTCCAAGATACTGCATAATCAATCTCCTTCGTGTGTAACGCTACGTCCGTGGACTAGCGTGTTTGTCCAGTTTAGAGAAACCCTTTCGCAATGCGCTTCTCGCGTGATCGCGCAAGCCCCCTCCGCTCCTCAGCCGTCGAACGCACCGAGGTATAGAGCGGTTCGTAAATATACATGCTGCAATAGGGATCGAACGTCGAGCACCCGTCGCACTTCGCTTGGCAGACGGGAAACTCTTTCTCCTTGCGATACTGCACCCTGGCCGGATTGAACTTGTGAGTACACTGTTGACAGAGGGTAATCACCTTCTTTTGGGCTGCGAGATCGCTTATCCACCCGCCTGCGGCCCGGCCCTTCTTCTTGCCGCCAACCTCTTGATCGGCTAGAAAGGCTTGCCTGGTCCAGGTCTTCTGAATCAGAATCTCAGCCACGTTTCACCGCCAATGAGGGCTTTTCCCAGGCCAGTTCCGCCCGGACTTCCTCCCACCCGCTATAGCGTCCGTGCTCGATCATCTTCTCGTAATGCTTCCGGCTGCGGTCGTCCAACCCCTTGATGAGGTCTTTGCCGTTCGCCGTAGGTTTATGTGAGGACGAATGGGTTTCCATAAAGGGTTCCTTGTTCGAGGTCTGCTTCGCCTGTGCCGCCCGTTCCACGGTGTCGGGATCACCCAACGCCGCTCGCATCGCCGCGAGTTCCGTGGCCCGCGTACCGGGATACCCCAAGGTCTGCGTCAAATAGACGTACTCCCGTTCGACTTTGACCCGTTCAACACTTCCAGGCTGCATGACTTCCGGCACCGCCCGTTTGTAGCGGTCCACCTCAGATTGCACCGTGGTCTGTTGCGAGGTGGACTGGAGTTTTGCTTCCAACCGCTGTTCAGCGGCCAAGGTCGCTTTCTCCGCCACCAACTTCTCACGGTACTCAGCCGCACCGGCTCGTGTAATCTTCCCCTCGGCAATGAACCCTTCCAGTTGCTCCCAGTTCCATTCCGGTTCCGCCTTCTTCTTCTCCTCGGCCTGGACCTTCGTGCGTTCCTCTAAGCGAATGCGCTCTTCGCGCTCTCGCTGGAGTTCCGCCGTTTGCGCTTCCAATTTGGCTTCCGCCGACTTGGCGCGCGCCCAAACCTGCTTGAATCGATCGCCACCTGGGGCTAACGACGAAGGTTCCTGTGATTCATCCGATCCTGTCGTGACGACGGGAGGGGTCTCCACAACCGTCTCCACCACAGGCGTCTCAATCACGGGAGTTTCACTGACTACTGGGATCACTGGTTCGTCGCTCATACGTCACCTCTCGCATCAGTTATGGTTGATCCTACCGCAGGCGTGTTATGGTCGGCCTGTGACCGCGCCTTCAGAATCTCGTTCGGCAGTTGCATGACTTCCTGCAACGTCGTCACGCGAGACTGACAGGCGTGATAATTCATCTGAGCAATCCTCAAATCCTGGTCCGTCATCGCCCCACTCAAACGCACTAACCATTCCTGCGTCGCTGCCGTCGCTTCGTTGAGCAAAGGTTGGAGTCGTTGTAAGAATTGGTCCCATTCTGGTAATCCGGTCAGCCGTTCGGTGCTGACGACCGCACTGGTCACAAGGCGCAAGAGTGTGGGGTCCGATTGGACGACCTTCGCTTGCCGCTGCATCCAGTTGTCGATTTCACGTTTCGTTGGGGGCATCGCACTCCATAAAAAAAGCTACCAGTCGTATGACTGATAGCTTGTGTCGCGGCATGTTCTGCGCGGGTAAGCGAATTAGCTGTCGAGTAATTCTTTCAGTTTCTTCTTCAGGCCCTCATATTGCCGTAAGAGATCTATGATCTGTCGTCGTGTCGCTGGATCACGAATCACCGGGTGTCGTACGGGCATGACCTCACTCGTCACTCTCGCATACTCCTTTTCTACACTCATGTCAATGTTCTCTCCAGCACCGTGTCGCACCGAGTACAGTATTTCGGGGCATCAGGTGGCACTGTTTCATGCTCCCAGACCGTTTCGTTGCGCTGGACCCGATACACCTGCGCATAGAGTGTGCGGCACTTCGGACAGGAGATTTCGGCTTCGAGTTCCTTCATCCCATTTGGCCCTTCGCTCCAGGCAGTGACTCATCCTGTACTTGGTTCTGTCCCGCCATGCCTGGGTGCATCGCATTCTGGTCGATCTGCCCTTCAGGCCCTGGTTGCGCGTTTCCGCCACCACCCACGGTTTGTGCGAACTGCTGCGCCATCTGCGCCTGTTGCTGTTCCTGCATGGCGAGCTGCTGGACGTTCTGGACATACTGTTTGTAGATGGACTGAAACGCGGGTTCGGTACTGACTTCGATGATACGTGGATCTTGCAGGAACGCCTTCAAGAATTCGAGGTGCGCTTGCGCCCCTTCGGCAGGTCGGCCCTGCGGCATGACGCCAGAGATCATCTGTCCCATCGCATCTTGAGCGGTGATCTTCGGAATCTTCGATTGCGGCGGTGCATTGATGTACTTATTCTCGTCCTGGCCCTTCGATTGAATGATGTCCCGAATCAGGTTGTAGACGTTCTCAATCGTCACCAAGCCACTCTGCATCATCATCCCGTTCACCAACATCGGCGCGAGTTCACTCAAGACCTGCGAGGTCAAAGCCTTATTGGTGTTCAAGGCATTAGCTTTGAAATCGAATTGGAAGCGCCCGCTGATCATATCCGGCGACTCGACAGTGCGATAGGGGTCGGCCCCTTGTGCTTGGACGCCTGTGACGCGGTACTGCTTCTTGGCCGGCAGAAACGCCTGGTTGAGTTCGTGCATCTGCGTATAGACTTCCGCCAATCCCCGGAAGAACCGTCGCAGAATCCGTTCAGGTCTGGCATCGCCCTGTTGCAGCACCGAACTCATGTTGGTCGAGGTGCGGAGCGCCGAGGCTTTACCCTGCGGGACGCCCCCAAATTGTAAGGCCCCTTGCATCGAGGTGCGGTCGGCCCATTGCTGAATCATCGCAATCAGATTCAAGGCGATACTCTGGTCCTGCTGCGGGATGGCGGGAAACGCAATGTCCTGTTGGGGATTGGAGACGGGATAGAGATGCCCTGGCGCCATGAGAATAACTTCAGGGCGCACGCCTGATGCCGAACGATAGACGCCCCACGGGGAGTTCGCCAGGGTATGCTTGTCGATCATCTGATCGAGGAGTACCTTCGTCAGATTATGCAAATGCTCCAGGAGTTCGAGAAGCGAAATCCCGTAGAACTGTCCTGGCACTGGGAGAAACGTCGCTTCGGCAAACGGACGGCGTGGGGTAGGGGTCGGAAATTCTTCTTGGAGATGCCGCACGCGGCAGAGATATTTCTTTTCGAGCAAGACCCGCGCCACGATTTCCTCTTCCAAGCCATCGTCGTCCAGGTCCCACCGTCCAAAATAGGTCAGTCGCGTAAACACTTTGGCGCTGGTTTTGGCATTGCCGTAGGTTTGTCCCGCGAGCAAATCACGCTGAATCTTGTGCTGCTCCGTATCGTCCATCGTTTGCGAACCGGTATCGCCAGACTCGCCTTCGGCCCGATCTTCCAGCACCTCCAGTTGCTCGTCGGTGAGCAGGTCGTAATAATCACGGTCCTGAAGCCGCTTAATCTCATCCCACGAGGGATAATCCACCATGATGACGTGATCGGCCCCATTGGGATTCGAGGGTCCCGGCGCTTGAAGATTCGCCGCGCGCGAGGGCACGACAATATCTTCCAGGGCTTTCGGGATCAGGCAGGGGCCGTCAAAGATGATCTCGTCGGTAGTGAGTTGCACGAACGGGCGGCCCTCGTCGTCGGCAAAGAAGAGGGCTTTGGCCGATTGCTTGTGCTGGTACTGGTCCGTCCATCGGATATAATAGGTATCCTCTTTGGTCCGTTCCGCATAGGAGCCTGGAAAGTGCTGCGCCAGGATGGGCAACTGCACGGACTCGTTGGGTTGTCCAGGCTGTGGCATCGGGACGGGAATCGTGCGGAGCACTTCGCGCCGTTCCTTGACCCATGGAATGAACGCGACGAACTTCCCGTCGTTCACAAAGCTGTCGATCAATTCCCCGATCTTCTCTTCCCCTGTCTGTTCCACGAACAGTTGATAGTCTTGGAGTTCGTCGATCGACGTGCCTTTCTCCCGATCCGCGCCGTTGATGGCAATGGCGCTCATCACGGGGCGGGTCGAGAGGACGGCGTTATGGAGGGTGTCCTGGGTGCGCTGACTGTTGGACATCAGCATGGGGATATGCTGCGAGGAGGCGTCGGGCCAGGGATAGTTCTTCGGTTCAAGCCATCCGCGATATTTCGCGTAGCGTTGCAGACGGCCTTCCGACCAATCCGTGCGGTCGTTCAGATCGTCATGATAGCGAGCGAGAATGTCCTCAACGAATTTGTCTTGTTCTTCGACGGTGATGCTGCGGCGTTTAATAGCCATGCTTACGACCGGCTCCTACCACAAGACGGACTGGACCTGACTGACGGAGACCTCGAAAGGAAGGATTGCTATTGACACAGTATTTCAACAGCGTTGGAAAATCGTCATGCCGCTGTTTCGCCTTCTGTTTTTGATCGCGTTCCATTGACTTTTTATAGTCGTCCCAGGCGAACCTTTTCATCTGATACAGGACGCGCTGGCAGCGAGGATCGAGCATGAGACGTGGACGACGGGTTTGCGGGTCGGGTTTCAAATAGTCGTTCAACGTCTGACGGCCTACCCCACTATCATCTGCCAGGTCAAATGTCAAGCCATCGGCTTCAAAGGAGTCCTGCCACGTCGTCTCACGATCGGTGCCGGAGGGAGACCGACCCATGTTCGGGTCGATCAGCCGGCGCACCGTCGTCCAGCCATACTCGGCTTCCAACAGCCGTACCCGTTCGGAGACATCGGAGGGCGAACCGGTCACTTCCAATTCGGCCATCACGGCGAGATCGTCGTTGGAGTCCACCTGCACCCAGCACATCATGTGAGGTTTGCGGGGGTGGGGGTCGAGCAGATGAAGAACGGGGTATAACGGATTCGCTTCGATGGGGTGGACGTGATTAAAGACGACGGTATCCTCTCCCTGACAGACGCCGCAGCGTCCGCTGGCTTCGACGATGGTGAGGTCCCGGCACTCAAAGCACCAGGTATGGTCGGTGTCGGTAAAGAGCGGATGCACCCGGTTCGAGAGCCGAAGATGTTGCCCGTAGATACGGGTCGCCCGTTCGGAGGCGTTGAGGGTGCGGGCGAGTTCAGCTAAGGCGGTTTGATCGAGGTTCCGGTTCTCCGTGGCGTAGAGATTGATCCACTCGTAGGTGGCATCATGGTCTGGTCCGGGTTGCGCGGGGTCATAGACGCGATCGATAATCCAATCCACCGGCGTGGTGGGATCGTCCGGCCACGTCATCGCCAGCAGCATCGTGCCGTTCACGCGCTTGGCCCGCACCAAATTCTCAATCCAAATGGCTTCCTTCGGCGGTTCATCGTGGAGAATGAAATGAAAGTCGCCGGAGGCGAAATCGGCAGGGTCCTGGTCATACGACATAAACTGAATCCGGCTGATGCCGCGCACCTCCTCGGTGTCGGGGTCCCGATAGAGCACTTCGAGGGTGCGGGTCCGGGCGGTCCAGGATTCCTTCCAGTCCCCCTGAATCAAGCACCACTGCGGAATCCACCCGTAATGCCCGCGTGGACCCCCCGGTTCGTCCACCCCCTGCCAATGGGACCACTTCAACTTCGGCAGGATAATCGTTTCGAGCGTGTTGGTAATGGATTCCACCACCACCCGCGCATTGATGGGACCCCGCAACTTCGCACGGGGATACACGTCCTTCAGACTGTGGGGAATCTGACCGGTACAGCGAATGACCAGCTCGACCAAGGCCGAGTCCGTCTTCGACGAACCGTTCCCTCCGCCGATGCCGAGAATCTTCGCCTGACTCGTATGGATGGCGATGGCCTTGTCCGAGACGGGGAGGTAGTAGCGTAACTGATTCGTCTGCCGGTCCCGCTGCTGGAGCGTCAGGACCTCCTGCGCCAAGGCGGACAACTCCTCGTCCGTCATCGCCCCCAGACTCGCGGGGTCCAACCCCTCCAACCGCTCCAGGAACGTGCTATCCACTGGGCACCGTCTCCTTCATCTCCACCGTCCGCTCCAAGAGACTCCTCTCGCATCGTTCGCACACATACCACGTCAGGATCGTGCTGTCTCCGCACTGACGACAGATCCAGAATGGGTCTGGCACGGTCGCATCCTTATAGGCTAGGATACTCCGTTCTCCTGGCGTGAGGTCACGCCGCG